CCAATGGGACTTCCGGGAGGAAATATGGCAACTTCCCCGGTTGCTGCCGGAGCAGCCAGAATGATGGGGGGAATGCCCGGAATGGCGGGTGGATTATTTGGAATGCCAAAAATGGCTTCTGCCGGAGCCGGGGAAGGTGGTGGAGGAGGAAATACTTTTATAATAAACGCCACGGACGCTCAGAGTTTTGTTAATATGATGAAAACAAAATCTTCTCAGGAAGCAATTTCTGATATTGTTACAAATAAGGTGTCCCACAATAGTCCATTACGGTCAATGATGGGAAACAGAAGGAGAAAGTAATGAGTTCAGAAATTTTTAAGTGGATGCCTCATTCAGTAAGTGATAATAAAAGAGTGGTTTCTTTTAATACAGTAAGAACGGAGTATGAAAATGGAATGAATCAGAGAAGAACCAGGTTTGGAAGAGAAACCGGACTTTGGGCATTTACTTTTCTTATGGGACTTTATGCCCCACATGAAGGAAGAAAATTAAGGGATGAAATACTTGCTTTTTTCAGAGCCAGAAAAGGAAGTTATGATAATTTTTATTTGCCAAGTTGGGAACTCGAAACTGAAGTGGCTGATGTTTCAAGTGGAACAACAATATGGGTAAAAGAAAATCCAGCAAATCTTGGGTTTAGTGCCACTTCCGGTGATTACGGAAATTTTATTTATATCTGTGACCATTATTATAGAGGGAATGAGGGAAAGGCAAATACGAATGAAGTTGGAAAAATAAAAAGTATGGTTGCCGGGTCAGGAAAATTTAAAATAACTTTAGATGCTTCCCTTGTTAATTCTTATTCGGTTGGAGCAAAGGTAATGAAGGCTGCTAAAGTATTTTTTAATAATGATTCTTTAGAAAGAGCTTTTATGAACCCCCATGCTTATACTACCATTATTGAATTCATGGAAGACATTGCGGATTTATATTAATGAGAACACTTCCTTACCGATTACTGTTAGAAAAAAACAAACAGCAGAATGACATTATTGACATTCTGGCTGTTGAAGTATCTTCCGTTTATATTTCTCCTGTTATGGGAACCACTTCTCTTGTTGAAATAAGTCCAACACTTTCTGATATTTTTGATGAAGCCGGGTATGACCTTACGGAAAGTGGGGATGGATTTTGTTGGCTTATTTCTTTTGAAGAAGGAAGAAATGTTGGAACAAGAAGGGCCATTTCAAGTCGTTCTGGAAATCAAATTGGGTTTTCTCCCCCTCTTGATAGAACTCCACAAGGGGATTCTGTTAGAATAGCAAAATATCTTTTTCTTGCTGTTAGAAACATTCCAATCCAGTTTTATATTCCTGATATTTCAAATGGGGCAGATGTTCCTAAAGTATATATTCCGGCTCCTGTTTCTATTGAACCAATAGGAACAAATATAACTGGTGAAGTATTAAATATGAAAATTGACATTACCAATGTCAACAAAGTAATAGGAAGTGCTGTTCAAAGAGGGGAAGGATTACAAGGAAACAGAGTAATACATTTGAGAGTATTTAATGGATATCTTGACCAGGGAAAAGAATATTGTTTAACAGATATAATGTATGTTGATACGACAACGATAACGGATAAGAAGGTGGAGTTTACTCTTGAGTCAAGATTTAATATAGTAAATCTCCAACTTCCTCAAGGAACATATAGCCGTAATTTTTGTAGATGGAGATATTATAGTGTTGAGTGTCTTGGAAACCAGGAAGAGCTTGAATTGGATACTTTGAACTTTCCCATTTCTTCACTTGTTTCTTGTGACCATACCCTTATTGGCCCTAACGGATGTATGGCTCATAAAAATACAAGGCGGTTTGGGGGATTCCCAGGAATAGCGTCAAGATGAAATCAAGCTATAAAGATTATTTGGGGATTCCTTTTAAGCATTTGGGCCGGGACAGGAACGGGGTTGATTGTTATGGCCTTTTAAAATTATACTTTAAAGAACAACTGAATATTGATATTGTTGATTGGTGGTATGAACCCGACTGGAGCAAAAAGGGGTGTAACTATTTTATAAGTAATTATTCAAAAATGGCAGTAAAGATAAATGGAAATCCAAAAATCCATGATGTTGTTTTATTTTTTACGGATATAACCAGTAAAGTGGCAAATCATGTTGGTATTTTTGTTGAAAGACCGGATACGGTTATTCAAGCATTTAAGACCGGGGTAAACGTGTCTTACCTTTCTTCTCCTGTTCTCAGACGTAGAATAGAAGGGATTTATAGATTAAAATGCCTAAATTAATTTTAATTACCAATCCTCTTACCAATGATAAAGTAGAGTTCTATTCAAAAGAAAAGAATCTTTCCTTTCTTTTAAATCAATTTCTTTTGTTAAATCCAGAGTACACCCATCTCATTTTTAATGAAGTTTGTTCAATCAGAATAAATGATAAAAAAATAGAACCAAAAGATATTACCACTCTTTTGGATAATACCGATTTGGTTATTATTTATCCTGATATTGGAATGGACCCGGTTACATGGGCAGCTATAATGGCATCAATGAAAGCAGCGATGGTTGCTACAGGAACAGCAATATCAAATGCTGCGATTGCTATTGGGACTGGGGTATCAAATGTAATGGGAGCAGGATTTACTATGGGGGGAACTATGACCACCGTTGTTGGACCAGGAGGAATAACAACGGGATTAGTTGGTGGTGTTCATATAACAGTTGGTGGAATTTTATCCACTGTTGGTTTTGTTGGTTCTGTTGTTTCAACGGTAATGGCTTTCAGTTCTCATAAACCATCCATGTCCGGGGGAAACACTGACCCCGGAGAATCTTCTCCCACTTATGGTTGGAAAGTTCAATCATCAAATAATGAAGGTATTGCTATCCCCGTTATTTATGGAAAACATAAAGTTGGTGGAAATTTAATATCTTCAGTTACCGAAGCTGTTCCCACTTTTGCTTATGATTGGTATGAAGCAAAGGATAGTGGATGTGAATATATGGCATATCCACTTCCAAACCTTCCCTATTTAAACTGGGGAATTATTGGTTTATGGCCTCCTGTTCGGGGATTCTATTGTAAATTAAATCCACAAGTTCCTTTATATCTTTTCTTTGATTACCGATTATTTTCTATTGGTGATTGGACATTATTTCTTAATTTTTTGAAAGATAGGGGGGTATTTCTTCTTTTCACTTTTGGTCAGATAATAGACAGAATAAAACTGGGCCTTCAATTAATGTTTAAAAGATTAAGAGGAAAAGAAGAACGATGGAATAGTATGTGGAAAAATAAATATTCTGGTTTTGAAAAATCAGGATATTCAAATATTGGAAGTTTTGAAACTAAAGATATTTTTGAAAATACGAAATGGGAAATTAAAAGTGATGATTTTGGTCCCGATAATTTAGGAAGATTTCTTTATGATACTTTTCTTAACTTCTTTTTCAGAGATAATGCCCGGATAATAAATTGGACAGTGGTTGTCCCTGTTCATTGGGGATTTGAATATGGAAAAGAATTTGAACCATATTCGGCTTCTGTTGACAATCTTGGAGTTTATATTGTTGGGTGTGTTGTTTGTCGTCCTGAAGCTATAGAACCACAGTGGTGGATTTCCGATTTTTATTGTGAAACAGTGATAGGAAAAACCTATGACTTTGGAAATTTTACAGTAGAAGGTCCAAAAATTGCTTTTTCTGAAGAGCAACATTTACATCAATTATTTGCTTTAGCGGAAGGGGAATGTAAAGGAACCGAACAAATTTTTGTAAATGATAATCCAATAAGAGATTTTCCTGGGTGTGATGCTTTTTTCCTTCCGGGAACAAATTCTCAAACAATGCAATCCAATAAAAGTTTTAAGGAAATTGATTATTATAACAATCTTATTACTACCCATGAACAGTCTTCAGAGCTTAAAAAAGCCGGGGAATATTCGGAATTTTCTACTTCAGTAAACTTTCCTGCCAACAATGTTTATATCCGAACAGCCTTTCTTGCCAACAGAATGACTCTCAAAGGGAAAATGTCTGATTTACACGATTGTCCAATTATTTTTGTTATTATGGTTGGTTATGAAGGAATTGCCAATTTTAATAATATTCATATTGGAACAAACTATGATTTTGAAGAGAGTAACATGCTTGAATCCAAGTGTGTTATTTGGAGATATGAAATGTTGGGAGGAGTTCGGGATGAATTTACCCGTCAATTTCAAGCATTCCCAACTATGGATTTGATAAATAAAAATTTTGATACTTCTATTGGAGTATTTCCGTGGGAAATAAAAGGGGTTTGTGCATTATATGATATCCCCCTTGATTTTGAAAAGTATATTTCTGATTCTGTTTACCGGGAATATATTCAACAGGAAGTAAAAAATAAATTCAATCAATATTATTTAAAGTATGGAAAAAGAATAAAAGTTAGGGTAATGAGATTAACCCCTCCGGTGGACAATAACAGATATACCGACAAAATGTATGTTCGTGGATTTGATGAAATATCTTATGCTGGTTTTGATTACCCAAATACAAGTCTTTTAGGAATTAGAATCAGGGCATCCGAACAGTTACAGGGGGGTGCTCCAAAAATAAGTGTTATTGTAAAAGGAAAGAAAATTTATGTCCCAAAATTGAAGTGTAATAGAGAACAAGCATTCCATGAATTTTGTTGGTTTGATGAAGATATTGGATTATATCGTTCCAGTCTTCATAGTGGAGAACGATGTTATTATGATTTAGATTCAACTGGAAATATTCAGTGGAGTTATGAATATTGTAATAATCCAATATGGTGTTTGAGAGACATTCTTAAAAACAAAAGATATGGACTTGGTGGATATATAGAAGAAGCCGACCTTGACTTGAATTTGCCGTGGTATATGCGGATGGCTGAACACTGTGATGAACTTGTCCCTGATGGAGTTGTAAGAATTGCAGAAAGGATTTCGGAAGAGAAAATTGTTGATACGGATAATGATTTCTTTAAAAAAGATTCAATGAGTTTTGATGAAGAAACAGGACAATGGCTTTGTGATGTTTCTCAAACACTTAATGATATTAAAAGTATTATTAATGACGACCGATTTTATAAAATGAAAACATCTTTGAATGGAAGATGCGTTTTCATAAATAGAGAGTTTGGTGGATGGACCAGGGCAGTAATAAAAGATGTTAAACGAATTTTGGGTATTTCTGCACATATTGTTTTACGTTCTATGGAATATAATGGTTCCCATTGGACAAATGGACCCCCTGCCGGTACTGATATTACCTACCAACTTGGAACCAAACGATATCAGTTGAATTATGTAATGGATGATAAGTGTTCAGCCGTTGATATAATTCAACAGATTTGTGATACTTTCCGGTGTTTTCCTGTTTGGATTAGTGGAGCAATAAAACCAGTAATTGACAAGATTGAAGACCCCGTTTCAATTATTGGAATGGGAAATATTGTAAAGGAATCCCTTTCCATTGCTTATGGTTCTATATCGGTTATTCCTAACATCTTAGAGTGTCAGTTTAATAATGAAGAAAATTATTATGAAAAAGATACTCAAGAAGTTATGGATAAAGATGTGGATGTTCCTTATGCAGTAGAAGTGAAGAAAACCGAGCGAAGAAAAAGTATAAAACTTCTTGGGATAACTTCTGCTGCTTATTTACGAAGGGAGCTTACTTACCGTCTTGCTTCTGGAAAAAATGCAGTAACAATTTCTTTCAAGAGTGGAATAGAAAATATTCATATTCATGCCGGAGACGTTTTTGCTTTTACCCATGATATAATGATTGATTCCGGGAAAAGCGGAAAACTTCTCGGATATGATTCTTCTACTGGAGAATTTATTCTTGACCAGGATATTTCTTTTTTATCCCTTCCTTTAAAAATAAAATTTAAGCACACCATTGATGAAACTTCAACGAATGAAGCAATGGAAATTGTTGGGGAGTATTCTGTTCTTTCGGTAAATGATAACAGGGTAATAGTAAATGCTTCATTTACTCCTGAAACATTGCCGAAGAAGTTTGATAATTATGCTATTGGGGAAGTGAATGAAGTAACCAGGAACTATCGGGCAATAACCGTTGTGCCTAATTCTTCTGGAGAAGTTGATGTTTTAGCCATTCTTTATGATGATACTGTTTATGGAGATAAGAGAACCACTGTAAAAGGGACGGTAACATCTTATATTGATACTCCAATTGGATTTAGAAATATTGATAAACGTCCTCTTCCCATTTTATTTACCACTCAACCTGTTTCCAATTTAAAATTATTTCCTTCTCCTGATTCAGAAGGAATAATTGTTCAATTTACAAGACCAACAGCCAATGGATATATCGGAGTAAAAATAGAAGGAAAGGCTGAAGATGTCAGTGAATATGAATTATGGGCAGAATTGGGAATTGATAAAATTCTGTATGAAAGAAGGGGGGTACGAAAAGATTTAACCTATACGGTAAAAGTAACTGCTAAATATAGACCAAAAATTGGTGACCCCGGATTTTCCGTTTCCCTGCCACAAATAGAGTCTATCAATATATTCAAGTTTATATCCGAAAGTGGGGATGAAACCAATCCTCAAATAAAGCCCCCGGATATGAATAATTGCAATTTACGACTTGCCAATGTTTGCAAGTATCCCAGTGGATATTGGAGTACCGACCCCCAAAGAGAGAATCATTATTGGACTTCTTTTATAAAAGTTGTTTGGAGAAGAATCAGCATTGCTCAATCAACAGAAATTTTCAAAGATACTGATATAAACATGGAAGGGTATGTTCTTACCCTTTTCGTTAAAAAGAGAGGGTATTCCAATTTTAACTATGTTGGTATTTTCAAGACGGGACATATGGATGATAATTACCGTTTTGATTTAGAAGATTTAGGACTTGATACTTTCCATGATGCTTCAAACATAGAAGCTGTAAAAATATTGGTTTATGCTCTTGCCAGTAATGAACTCTATAGTAATTTACCTGGGGAGTTGATTGTATTCCCCGGTGCTCCTGATATTCCGCAGGACATAAGAATTGTTCCAATGTATTTTGGAATATGGGTAAGATGGAAACGTCAAAAAAATTGGATGGAAACAGACCACTATGAAGTTCAGGTAAGAGCTTGGCAAAGAGGGCAGGATACCAGTGAAGACCCGGCTTGGATAAGTGAGATAAGAATATCTTATAATACTTCTGAGTTTTTCTATATTTCTCCTGAAACAAGAAAAGAAAATTTAGGTCTTAAACTTCCATTTGGGCTTATGATTGGAATACATTTTAGGGCTGCGGTTGTTTCTGTTTCAAAGTATGGAATAAAATCAGAAAATTTAAGCAGTGTTGCCGATATTAATTATGATACGACTGCCCCCGGTTCTGGCAATGAAGAAGATATGATAATCCCGGACTGGGCAGTGGATAGTACTGTTACTGATATTGCTATTTATGATAACGTTCTTGCTTTTGGAAATGAAAAAAACCCTCCTATTACAGTATTGGAAGGGAGAAATGAACCAACCAAAGCTCAAGAAGGATTTCCTGGGAATCACAATTATACAAAAGGACTTCAAGCCCGAAAACAAGCTTTGCTTGATGGAGATATTGGAACAGGTATTGAATATAATTATGTAAATTGGGATATATATAGGGTTGTAAGAATTACTTATGAAACTCCATCAGAACAGGAATACTCAAAAGTCTATTTCACTGTTGATAAACCTTGTAGAGTTTGGGTTGAATTTCTTGACCGGGAAGAATCTGGAGTTAATACTCTTGGCCGGTATAAAGAAGATTGGGATTATCTTGCCGGGGATACTTACCATAATTTAGATATTAATGGAAATCTTTATTATTATGAAGGGGAATCACTGGAAGACATTAAAGACGTGTGGTATGAATGTCCTGCCGGAAACAATATTATTAGTTTCTCCATTTTAATGAAAACAAGGTTTGCCCGGCTTGTTTTGTCTCCTGTAAGTGGAACCACTGTAAAGGTAAGTGAAGTCCGATTTTGCAGACGTATTATTGCCCAGGAAATATACTGTAATTACCTTTCTGCTTTGTCTGCTGATATGGGGGTTTTAACTGCCGGACAAATTCTTTTCAATCTTACGGAAGTTCCCTACACAATCATTAATAATTCAAAGGGTGGACTTGCAATATCTCCAACAGGATTGTTTGGATACAACAAAGCCAACCAACTTACTTGGAGTGTAAATAACCAAACAGGTATTTCCACTTTTAAAAATCCACAGGCAGGGATTCCCCCGGCTGAAAACCCCCAACCCCATGTTATTGAAACAGTGGATATTTATGGGGAAGTTATTCGTGTAATTGGAGATGGAGATGGAATTGCACTTGGACCCGCTGATGGTTCCAGTCAAATAGTTATTGGAAGAACAACTGGAGATATTAGCCACATAAGTCTTTTCTCAAACGGATTTATCAATATTGAATCCGGTGGGGATATGAGTTTAAAAGCGGGGGGAACTTTATCTCTTGAAGGTGGAAGTATATCAGTAACAGCCGATACAGATATTTCCATGACTTCTGGTAAAAAGATTTCCATTACTGCCGGGGGTCTTCTTGAGCTTGCCGGTTCAGATATTGATATGAATACCGGGGGAAATTTGACCGTTAATGCGTCTAACGTGACATTTGAAGCAACTTCTACCTTTACCGTAGATGCTTCTATAGTCAGTTTTGAAAATGGGTCTGAATTTACTGTTGATGCCGGGATTGTCTCTTTTGAAAATGGGTCTGAATTTACTGTTGATGCCGGGATTGTCTCTTTTGAAAATGGGTCTGAATTTACGGTTGATGCTTCAGACGTAAATTTTACTGGGGCGATGTTCTTTTCAATAGGAGGAAAATTCAGGTTCAGTGTTGCCAGTGAAGAATTTAAGATAGGAACATTAAGCCACGAAACAATAATTCTTGATGGAACAAATGAAAAAATAAGTGTTGGGGTAAGTGCTCCGAATGGAATTATTATAGATGGTAAGAATGGATATATCTCATCATACACTTTTACAAGTGGAATATTTGGAAAAGGATTTAGAATAAATTCAACTGGAGATATTGAAGCCAATGATATTGTCCTTCGGGGACGGTTAAAAGCAAGTGTCTTTCAATATGATGAAATTACTTCGGTTGGTGGAAGACTTTATATAAATAAGGCTTCATCTTTATCTGAAAGTTTTGACAGTATTACAGATACTTCAATGAAGGTTGACCCCGACCCAGGATTTGACCCAGGAGAATGGCTTTGGATTAAAGAAGGAATAAAATCAGAAGTCCTTAAAGTGAGTGGAGTTATTGGAGGGGGAAGTTATACTGTTCAAAGAGGGGCAGACGGGAATCCCGGAGAACTTTGGACAAAAGGAACATCAATAGTAAGTTTGGGAGCAGTTTCAGGAGATGGTTTTGTTCTTATTGATTCTCAAAGCCAGGATTCTCCCTATATTGATATTTATGAAAGAAGTGCAAACACTTCATTTGATGCTTATGAATTAAAAGCAAGACTTGGAAATTTGAATGGAATAATTGATGAAACTTTTCCATTAATAAGTGGATATGGATTATATTCTAAAAATGTATTTCTTACAGGAAAACTTGCCGTTAGCACCCCTGAAGGAATTACTGTAATAGGTGGTGGGGATATAACCATTGATGGTAGTTTTGTAAATCCAGGAAGTATAATATGGAAAGATGGGGTAACTACCTATTTTACATTAGCTCCTGGAGTTGACGACCACTATAACAAATTTATGTTGTATCCTGGAAAGGATGATTATTATAAATTTACGATAGGAAGAATAGGATTTGGATGGAAAAATTTTAATATCTATTCAAATAATGTTTTTTTTATTCCAACTGTGGGTGGTGGAACTTTTGATATTGGTTATTCCACTCAAGAGATGTTTGGTAATATACGAGTTTCATTCACAGACACTTTTGAGATTAGATATTATGGTCCACCACTTGCCGGTCTTAATCAAATTGTAATAAATAGTTCTGAAATACTTATTAAGACACATATAGATTTGTCGGGTATTAACATAAATGCAAGAAAAAGACTTTATTTAGGTGGTGGATATACCATTGTAATACAAAGTGGGGGCGAAATTTATATACAAACAAATAGTAATATTCGCATACAACCACTAAATGATGGAGATGGACAATTATTTTTAGGATTCCGAGATGATTGGGGAACAGGTTGGCCGAGCAAAAGATTTTCTTGTATTTATGTCAACTCTGCAAACTTTTTGGAAGTAAATTGTGTTGGTGGTTTTATTGTTGATGCTTCCCTTTTTACACTTACTGCTTCAACCGGAGCTTTCAGAATTATTTCAGATACCGAATATATTCAACTTACCACTTCTTTAGATTCTATTTATATTGATTCCTATTCTGAAATACATCTTGCATCAAAAGGGACAACTTTTATTCATCCGGCAGTAAGTGGAACGTCTGAATTACTTCTGGGAAATAATATTTTTAGTTGGGGAAGAATTTATATGTATGCTTCTCTCCAAATTTATGTACTTCCAAAAATTCCCAGTTCTGGAGTAGTACGGATAGGATATGATGGAACTGATTACTTGTGGGGGTCCATTGAATTACATTCTACCGATTTTATAAATTTTAAAACAGCTAATATTTATTTCAAAGCAAGAAATTCTGCATCTTATGATGAAACAATTTGTTTAGGAGAAAGTTCAAATAAGTTTACATACTGCAAAATATATTCTACTTTTTTTGATATTAATAGTGATTATATTCAATATCTTAAAGTTTTATCTTCTATTTCTTATTTTAGAATTGGTCAATTAAATAACAGATATAATAGTTTTGAATGTTGGACAGAAAAGAATATATATTTTAATTCATCCACAGGAGATTTTAGGGTTGTTGCTAATTCTCAATTGGAACTTACTGCAACACTTGGAGCACTTACTCTTACCACTTCTTCAGGAGACATTTTTATAGATGCGGGGTTTAGTACTCATTTTAAAATTCACGGTTTAGATAAATGGGTACTTACTAATGATGGGGATTTACGTCCGAATATTGATAGAGGACAAGATTTAGGAAAAGCTGATTATCAGGTTGATACGGTTTATTGCCATGCTCTTGTTAAATCATCAGACGAAAGATTAAAAACAGATATTACCAATATAAATTTAGGACTTGATTTTGTAGATGAATTACATCCTATAAGTTATAAACCATCTAATCCTTCTGAAAAGAGAATTTCCACTGAATTTGGATTTTCGGCTCAAGAAGTTAAAAAACTTTTGCCGGATGATAAAATATATGGTATTGTAACGTATAGTGAAGATGCAGACAGATATGGACTTGTTTATTCCCAATTTATTCCAATACTTAC